TAGCTAAAGTTAAAGATTGATCATCTAATTGTATTGATTTACTTATATTATTTTTTTGTCTTTGTTTATCTAATTTTTTTTGATAATCAACTTGAAATTGTTCTTTTTGAATTTTCCAATTATCGGATTTAGCTGTTCTATAAATAGTACTTTGTGCAACATTATACTTTTTAATTAATTCATCTAATGTTGGATATATTTTTTGACCATCTTTATCAATACCATGAACAAAATCATTTCTAATTTTTAATCTTAAATTATCAGTTAATTTTTTTGGTGTTGTTTTTTTAGTCATTTTTTTCCATTTATTATCGCAATAATATTCCAAAAAAGCTTATAAAACAAATAAATTTTAAATACACAATATAAATTATCCCGATTAGGAATAAATTAGTCGTATAATATACTTGTTAAATTGAGAAAATGCTTTAATTAGCAAGGAAAAATAAAATGATAATAACTAAAGAAACAAAAAATTATAAAAACCATATATTTAATAATGTTCTATTATTAGCCGAAAAAGATATTTGGAATGTTATTTTTGCAATAACAAATGAATTTGGTATTGAATATGTTCCTAGTCCTATTGGTGGTGAAAAAGTATTCATTAATAAGCTTGTTGAATTAAGAACAAAACAAGTAGAAAATTTATAATGAGAGACAAACAAAGACAAAAAGTCTATGACTGGGAAGATTCTCAGTCATGGATGGTTAAGAAAAGTTATCTTACTCAAGATCAATGTCATAAAGTAATTAAAAAATTAAACAAAATTTTTAAACGTAAAATAACCCTTAGATTTAAAAATGGTAATGGTAAATGTTTTGCCAATCACTATGAGATTGTTATAAGAAATAAATGGGGTAGGTCTTATGGAGTTTTATTACATGAATATGCTCATCATCTTAGTACTGATTTACATGGTCGTGAATTTGTTTCAGAGTATTGTATGCTTTTACATTACTTACATCCTGATCAGCCATCCTTTAAAGATTTGGTTGCTAGTATGAATCAAGCCAATGTTGAGTTTAATGATTTTGAAAGAACCACCTGTAAGAAAAGATTGAGTAAAAGACACAAACCATTTCAATCTGTATGTACTACTCCTATACCTGAACCTAAAAAATATATTAAGAAAAGAACTTCACCTAAACAAAGGGTGCAAAAACTTTTAGAACAATGGGGTGATTATTATGATGTAGCAGAATATGACCATATAAGATTCAAATATGTAAACATTAATGAAAAAGAATATATGCCTGAATGTTGGACATGGAAAGAAGTTGAAGAATGTCTACTTGAAGCGATTAAGCAAAAGCTACATGAACACGAAGATTATCAATGGGAGGAATAATTAATGTAAATATTATCCCGATTAGGAATAAAGTAATCGTATAATATGGTAATAACAATGATAAAACGCTTTAATTAGCAAGGAAAAATAAAATGACAAACCAAGAAAAATACCAAACTGCACAAACTTTTAATGAAATAACTATTCTTTTAGATAAAGCTAAAGCTAAATTTGAAAATGAATTACCTCAAACTGCAAGGCTTAAATATGCTTTTACTTATTCTGATATAACCAAAGCAGAGGAAAACCTTGATAATATTTTTTATGAATTATTTTATAAGGAGGTTAAATAATGAAAGAAGTTAATAAATTTGATACTTTTCGTAATATTAGAAAAAAATATATTAGTTTATGTATTGGAACTATAGTTTTCAATTTACATAATGATGATACAAAGCCTTTAAATAAAACTCAAATAAAATATTTAACAAATTTCTTTTCAAACCTTTGTACAAATAAAAAATTGGCAACAGAAGGTCTATGGATGTCAGGTAGCTTATATGCAATAAATAAAAAAAATAATGTTGATTTTATGGCTGATTATGTAGGAAATAAATGGACTACATATTGTAATTTAAATCAAAAGCTAAACATATTTTATATAGATAGTAATGATTATGGTAGGGAAAATCCTTGTGTAACTATAGGTGATATTGCCTTAGAAAAAATTACTAAAGACATGTACAAAGAACTAGAAGATTTATATAAGTAACAAGATAGACTAATAAGGAGTAATTATGTCAATAGAATGTTTAAACCAAGCTTTAAAAATAGAAGGATTAACACCAACAAAAAAATTAATATTAGTTTTATTAGCAAATTATGCCGATGAAAAAGGAACTTGTTATCCATCATATAAACATATAGCTAAAATTATTGGATTAAAAACTGTAAAAGGGATCCAAAAAGCTATAAAAGAATTTGAAGAATTGGGTTTGTTAAAAATAGAACATAGAATATTAGAAAATGGTAGTTATACATCTAATAAATATCATTTAATGTTGGGTGGGTTTTTAAAAGACCCTACCCCCATGAAAGTACCTAGTCTAGGTTCGTCAAAGACTAATAATACTAAAGTAAATACAAAAACTATAAATATTAATTTAGATATCTTTGAAGAATTTTGGAAAATATATCCAAGAAAAGTTGGTAAAAAATCTGCATTAAAAATATTTTATAAATATGACGAAAAAAATTATAAAAAAATTATATTTGGTGCCAAATGTTTTGCTAAAGAAAATATAGAAAATGATATTAAATATATACCACATCCTTCTACGTGGTTAAATCAAGAAAGATGGGTTGATTATTTTGAAACTGATAAATATGGAAATATTATTCAACCTAAACAAATTAAAAAAATAAGTAATTTAGCAGGATAGTTTTGAATAAATAAAAATAATCGTAGTATTAATAAAAATTACAGGAGTAATACAATGACAATAGAACAAGCTATCAGAGAAAATGATTTAGTTTTAAAACATCAGCAAATTGGTACACAAAAAGTTAAATGTCCAAAATGTCAACCACCACATAATCCAAGAGATAATCCATTATCAGTAACAATTAATGAAGATGGAATTGTTTGGAAATGCCACCATTGTGATTGGACTGGTGGTAAAACTACAGGACATATATATAGACCATATAATAAACCTTCTTACATTGCACCTGAGCCACCACAAATTGATTTAAATAATTCTAATAGTATGTATACCTATTTTAAATCTAGAGGCATTACAAAGGATATAGTTAATAATTATAAAATATTTCAAGAAAGTTATTGGTTTGGTTTTCAATATTTTGATGAAAATGGTCAATTAACAAATATTAAATATAGAACAGCTGATAAAAAATTTAGACAATCCGCCAATGCTAAATCAATTTTATATAACTATGATCGTATATGTAATGCGGAAACAATTATATTTACAGAAGGTGAAATGGATGTATTAGCTTTAGCTGAAAGTGGATTTAATAATGCAACAACTTTACCAAATGGCGCACCAAAAGAATTTAAAGGTGAAAAAAATGATGCAAGATATAAAGCATTAGAAAATTGTAAATTAATTGCTAAAAAAATAATCCTATTTACTGATAATGATGAAGCAGGAAAAGCTTTACATAAGGAACTATTACATAGATTTGGTAAAGATTTATGTTGGTATGTAGAAATACCCGATAACTGTAAAGATGCTAATGAAGTTTTATTAAAATATGGTGCATTAAAATTAAAAGAAATTATTAATAATGCTATTCCATATCCTATTAATGGTTTATATACAGCAGGTGATTATTATCAACAAGTAAATGATTTATATGATGGTAAATATGAAAGACCAACTACTATAGGTTTAAAAGGATTAGATGATATATATAAAATAATGACAAGTACATTTCATGTAATAACAGGTATACCAAATCATGGTAAAAGTTTATTTTTAGATCAAATATTAATTAAATTAGCAGAAGATAATGATTGGAAATTTGCTATATTTTCTCCTGAACATTCTACTTCAATGCATATAAGACGATTAATTCAAATGTATATAGGTAAAAATTTTGATGAAGGTTTTAATGACAGAATGACAAAAGCAGAATTAATTAAAGGTTTACATTTTATTCATAATCATTTTTATTTTATAGAAACAAAAGATAGCATTCCTTCAATAAATTTAATTTTAGATATAGCTAAAAGCGCAGTATATAAGCATGGTATTAAAGGTTTAATTATTGACCCATTTAATGAAGTTTCAGCTATTAGATCTGGAAATCAAAGAGAAGATGAACATATAAGAGATTTTATATCCTTATGTAAAAGATTTACTAGAATATATGAAATAGTTTGTTGGGTTGTTGCTCATCCAACTAAATTACCTAAAACAAATGAAGGTTCATATATGCCACCAACTGCATATGATATAAGTGGCGCGGCTCATTGGCATAATCAAGCAGATGCTGTTTTAACTGTTCATAGAGATTTTGATGAAAATACAACAGAGGTAATAACAAGGAAAATTAGAGAACAAGATTTATATGGAAAAATAGGTAGTGCTAAATTTTCATATAATTTAAAAAATAAAAAATATGAACCATATACAGAAATTGATGAATGGGAAGATTGGAATGATTAACCAATAAATTCAAATGAAGCTGTTAATCTATCAGAAGATATAGATTTGTTCATTTTAGCTATATCTTTTCTAATACCAATAGTTTTGCCTCTTTCTTTATTAGTTCTTGAAGGTTTTCTTGTCATTATCCAATTTTTACTTGCAGTTAAACCATGTATAAAAGATGGAGAACTTGTTACTAATCGCATTCTATAACCATTA